GCAAAGGAGCAGGCGTGTTAACGATCAAGCACTATTAGCTCTCAAGCAAAGTCTAATTAACGAGGAAATAACGCGGGATGAATACGATTTGAAGCTTTTAGAACGCGAGCAAAACTTATTAAACTCACTTAGAGCAGCAAGAGTAATCGCGGGACTAGATACTACCGAGTTAGACAATCAATTAGCAGATATGCAAATTGCTAACATTGAGCGCGTAAAATCTGCAAATCAGCAAGCATCAGCAGCTACGGTGGCAATCAAAGGGGATGCGTTAGATAGCGAATTAGGAATAGCAAAACAAGGGGTAAACATCGCTAAGCAAGCAGCGGGAGACAATGCCGAAGCGCAGAAACTCGCAGGATTGGCGGCTATCGGAATTAATCTTGCCGAGACGATAACCAAGGCATCAACTTTAGGTCCAGCGGGTATTGCTTTCGCGGTTTTATCTAGTGCAATTGCGGCTGTTCAAACCGCTAAGATCAAGTCCACAAATACAAACTTCGCGGACGGTGTGATAGGATTAAACGGACCGGGAACATCCACAAGCGACAGTATCAGCGCGAACTTATCAAGAGGCGAATCAGTAATAACCGCGAAGGCGACAACGGCTTACGCTCCAGTTCTTGCGCAAATGGAGCAAGCGGTAGGTAATAAGCCGAATTTTCAAATGGGCCACAAGCGGAACTTTGCCAACGGGATTATATCAGCGGGAACAAGCCCAGCGATAAGCAGCACAAGAGCAGAGAACGCAAGCCTAAGCCGTGTTAGTGACGAGATAGGCAAGCGGAAAATCTATGTATCAATTGAGGAGTTCGAGGATAAGCAGCGGGACTTCACCGAGGCAAAGCAGTACGCTAATATTGTGGAGTGATTACTTAATCTTAATCACTACCCCAAACACGAAGCAGCTTTGTTGTAAATCGATATAATAATGCAGCCCGATAAGCGGGGAAACTAAACCCATGTCACGCGATGCGGTAAGGTTTAAGCGAATATCTACACCTTGAGTATAGCCTATTAGGTCAGCTCCAACTTGAACACCACCGAGCGCGACATTAGCACCCGTGGCGAAGTAAGGCCGATCTTGGAATAGACCTACCTCAATAGCGTTATGAGAAAAAGGCACACCTTTAAACTCACGATTAACGCGGTAGGATAAAGACAGCCCACCATCGGTTACGTTCTGGAGCGGGACGAGCTGCGCGAATGATTGGAAGGATAAAAGGATTAGGGTTAATATGATTAGTTTTTTCATGGCTTATAAGTTATTAGTTAAGCAAATGTAAACTAAAAGTTTTAGATAACCTAATCTATACAGTTAACGCCATTTCAATAGTCCCCTTGATATACACAACATAGTTCCTCTTCGCCTCCGTTCTCTTAGATGACAAGACAGCCACGTTAGCCAGGTGTAGTTCTCTGTCGTTCTTAAAAGACTTACTAAGCTCTAGTTGTTCCTTAAGGTGCTTATCTATCTCCAATAATCCAGCAATGATTAGACCAGCGTCCTCGTGCCGTTGTTTAATATCGGCTACTGTTACCTTTTTCGGCTTGATTCCTATTAAATCACTCATTCTCTTCTAGGTCTTTTTGTACTAATGTTTTAATTCGGCTAGTCATGCTTTGCCCTATCTTATTACACGCCTTTTGAAAGCTGTCTTTGTAAGGTGCAAGATTAACTGTTATTCTATCGTCTGACATATTATTGAATATCTAGCAAATTTACATAATTAATATGTAGCTATTACATAATCACTATTATATACTAATCCCTCTAATTAACTTAGCGCGAACTAAACAATAGTCGATTGGATATTTTACGCATCAACGGTATTATAGGAGAGCGCGAGCCAGCATTAGAGTCGATTCTAATAGCTAACGGCGTTGGCGAAAACTTCACCGCCCAAATGATGCGCGACTATCTCAGCCAAAATACCGAGGGGCCGTTTACCATAGAGGTTAATTCTATCGGTGGGGACGTAATCCAAGGTTTTGAGATTGCCGATATGATCGACCGCGAGAAAGCAAAAGGCCGCGAGGTTACTACTATAGGTATTCAGTTCGATTCTATTGCATCAATCATATTTTTAAAAGGAGACATTAGAAAAGCCGTTCGCGGTTGTGCTGCATTGATTCATAATTCTTGGCTTCACCCAGATCAATTAGGGGATACCTCTTTAAACGCTCAGACGCTTAGAGAGATCGCCGACGATAATGACGAAGCCGACTTTGCTATGATGGTCGAGTACTTAGCCAAGGCGGGACGAGACAACAAGCGATTGATTCAGGACTTAATGCGCAATGAGACACAGCTAACAGATAGACAACTGATAGACCTCAATTTTGCGACTGAGATGGTAGCACCAATGAGTACCGTTAAACACGGCAAAGCTTTAAGCTACAATTCCAAAGCACTTAAAGCAATGGCTGTACAATCAGTACAAGAGGAAGCAATAGAAAAAGAAACAAAAGAAGACGAAGATTTAATTTTAAAAACGACAGAGATGAGCGACGAATTAAGCGCAATCAAACAAGCCATGAAAACGCTTAAGGCGTTGATAGTTGGTGGACGTAAATCCATGGTCTTACCCTTAAAGGGTGGAGCGGGTGAACTTTTTGTTTTTTCCGAGGACGGAGAAATAGAAGGTAAAAGAGCGGTATTAGCTGAAGGTGGAGAACCCACAGAGACGCCAGCACCAGAAGGGCCACACGATTTAAACGATGGCCGATCTATTACAGTAGGCGCGGACGGAGTAATCCAGTCTGTAACTGAGTCAGCAGTTGACGCGATGACGGCAATGGAAGCGGATAAGGAAAAGATGGCTGCCGAGATGGTTGTTAAAGACGAAGCTTTAGCCATGAAAGACGAAGAAGTTAAAGCGGCTCAATTAGCCTTAAGCACTTTCAAGTCCGAAACTGAAACTAAGCTAAACGCTATGGCTGCAAGTATTGAAAAGCTTAGCGCAGTGGTTCCCGGTTCAGGAAAAGAGCCAACACGTCACGCGATGTTTACCAAGAGTCAAGATAGCGTTAAAGATATGAAGCCAAGCGATAGACGTTTAGCCTCACAAATTGCTTCACGCAAATAATTAACATAACAACTTATTACAATGGCAGCAAATCCAACGTTTACAACTCCAACCTATGCAGGTGAGTTTTTTGATGAACTATTCGGCCCAACCGTATTAAACCCCGCAGGTCTTGAGGACTTAGGTTTAGCTACGGTTATCGACCGAAGCAAATACAAAGAGACTATTTACGATGCAGACGATACTATCGTACTTGCAGATTCTAGTGCTACCTATACCGATCAAAGTACTACAGCTAATCTAAAAGAGATTAACTTAGAGTTGATACCTTACCAATTCAATAAGACTATTAGCTTAGACACTATTCGTTTAAGTTGGTATTCTAACAAATTGGGCGCTGGTTCAATGGAAGATTACAGCTACGATCAGTTAGTAGATCAGTATATCAAAATGGTATATGTTCCTAAATTGAATCAGGCACAAGCTAACTTAATCCTTAACGGTAAGACTGGCTTAGACGCGACTGTGGGTAGTTATACCTTTAGTGCTTCTTATAGTGGAGTGTACAACTTGTTCGACGCTTCTAGCGATGTAAACAAGATTAGCATTGCAGCCGACGCTGTTAATGTTGCAACAGTAATAAAGGGAACCACCACTACCTTAACAGTAGCCAGTGACGTTACAACCCTATTACAGGTTAACAACATCATATCGGTACGTACCGCGGCTGGTACTGGTTGGTCTGCAATTAATGGCGATCACACAATCTTATCTCTAACCGCTACAACTGTAGTTATCGGAGTAGATACTGACGCATTGACTAGCTCAAACTATACCGATGATTCTGGTTCTATTCAGTTCATCAATGCTAACAACATGGTGAAAAAGGTTGCATCTCACTACCGCGCACTACCTACTCAGGTACGTCGTAACGATGTGAAGATTGTTATACCTTCTCACCTAGAGTTAGAATGGCAATTCGCAGTGTCTGAGGCACAACAAAACGGAGGCGAGTACTACCTAAAGGCTCACGATCTGAAAATGATTAATGCCCAGATAGTAGTATTAGACAACGCGCCAGCTAACACCATCGGAAGTTGGGAGGCTAGTCGTGTATTCTACGGATATGATCTAAGCGATGACTACAGCAAAGTTTCTGTATTGTGGCAAGGTGACGGTACAGGCGATGAAGTGTATCACTTAAAAGGAAGAATGAAGACAGGCGTAGCGCTTACTTCTAAGTTCCAGAGTGAAATTACTCTATCTACTCCAGACGCATAATTAACGAGGGAGGGCCAACACTCTCCCTTTTTTTTCTAACATTTAAAACATAAAAATTATGTGCGGAACATCATTAAGTGTCGGGTTAGCCGGTACTTTCGCTGCCGTTAAAAAAGCGGGAGGCGTTAATAAAGCAATATACGCGGGGTCTGTAAAGGACTTATCTAGCGTAACATTTGCCACTGACGGATCGCTTGAGTCTATTACTCTAGCGTCGACTAAGCAAATGGTTAAGTTTGTAGGTCGCAGTACTAAGAACACAGCAAGCGAGCCTGTAACAGCAGAGGGAGAAGGTAACGTAAACGAGTATGTACATACTGTGCAGCCCGTACTATATCACTCCACACAAGCAGAGAGAGATGGTATAGAAACATTATTTGCCTTAGATCAGGCTTTCTTTTTCATACCAACTAGAAGCGGTCAGATATTAGTGTACGGAATTTCTAAGGATGTTAACACTTTGCAAGATTTTGGTCTTAAGTTAAGCGAAGGAGACGACGCTCTAGGTATTGAGTTAAACGATATGAATGCTCAGACTTGCACGATGTCAGGTAATATGTTGCATAAGTCTATCATCTTTAACGAGACAAGCACCTATGCTAATAACATCACAACTATCGAGGCTTATCTAACTCCTGCCGCGTAATGATTAGTTATAGGCTAAAAAAAGAATATCAAAACAAAAGAGTAGCGGTTGCAATCGGTGACCGCTCTTTTGGTATTGATGGTAACTTCTACGGAACTTACAGTAATGCTAATAACCTAATCGAAGACAACAAGGTCCTGTTTAGTAAATACTTTGAAACTCTAGAAGGTGAGGAGATTATCCCACAAGTTGAAGAGGTACAAGAAGTAGTACAAGAAGTAGTAAAGCCAAAGAGACGCAAGAAGTCTTAACGAATAACATCTAATTACCTATGCCGAACTTTTCACTCAAAGCGATGCTGTCCTCGATTCGCGACTCAATATCCCAAGACGGGCGAGCGTGGAGATGGGGGACAAAAGATAACTTTCCCAATATCATAATAGATAGTGCGAATGATTCAGGAGTAGCGAGGGAGTGCATAGATAAGTTAGAGACTTTCATAGCCGGAGATGGGATTAAAGATCAAGCGTTTTTTGATACGCTGGCTAATCCAGAACAAACGTGGGGAGAGTTAGACCGTGCCATTAATCAGACATTGGCTTACATTCCAGGAATTGCCCTTCGCGTATTGTACAATGCGGGGGGCTTACCTGCTGAGTTCCATTTGCTACCTATTCAGAACGTGAGAAAGAGATACGACGGGCAGTTTATATACGGCCCCGACTTAGGAGACCCTAGCGGTTTTCAATCCTTTACCGGTAGACACCGCGAAATCATACCCGCGTTCGGAACAGCTAAAACACCCTCAGAGGTTAGGGCTATGATGGCTAAACAAATAGCTAAACACGATAGGCAGCTTGGTGAGTTACTTTACACCTTTACTCCTGGAGTGGGTTTAAATTATCAACATTATCCTGTACCGAAATGGTCATCGGGATTAAACGACATTAACGCAGACGCGGCACTATCTCTACACGAAGAAAGTCAAGTATCAAACAGCTTCAAAGCTGGCGTAATTATACAGACTAGACCATTAGATAAAGTACTTAAAGACGAGAACGGGCGCACAGAATACGACTACTTCCAAGCGGAGTCTGAAAAGTTTTGCAGCCCTGACGGATCGCCAATACTACACTTAGAAACTCTTAACGGGGAATCTGCCGCCTCTGTTACGCCCTTAAATATCCAGCATCAAATGGATGCTACCGAGAAAGCAACCGACAGAATAGGCCGCAAGGTGTGTAGGTTGTTTGGTGTGCCTCCTATCTTATGTGGATTTGCTACGGCAGGAACACTAGGAGAGAGCCAAGAGCTAGTTAATCACATGAAGTTATTTAACCTTACTCTTAAAAAGAAGTGGGAATTAAAAGAACGTATGTACAAATCATTGTTTCCAGAAGTACCAAAGGAGAACTTTGAAACTGTAGAGATTGACATGTTTAGCTTTTTACCAGATAAGGTTATTGAAAGCATGACAGTGGAGCAGGTTAATGAAGCGTTCCAACTGCCAGCGGTTAAGGATAAAGTAGACCAAGAAGTAAGCTCTAGATTTGCCGAGTTTGGCGTGGGTGGTGTTCAAGGTGTCTTATCAATTCAGACATCAGTGTCCGAGCAGATTATAGGAATAGACGCAGGCGCTAAAGTGTTAGAGGTTATTTACGGATTTGATGCCGAGCGAGCCTATCAGATGCTTGGAGGCGTGGCAACTATTGACAACGAAGGGCAAGTAAAAGACGCACCTAAGGAAGAAGTAAGAGAGGTAAACGAACACCTTAAGACACTAACAGGTAAACAACAGCAGCAGATTGACCGCGTAGTTAGGAAGTTCAACAAAGGAGAACTAACAGACAGCCAAGCAATAATGCAATTGACCTCAGGCTTTGGGTTTACAGATGAAGAAGCGAAGACGTATTTAGCAATCGAAGAAACAACAGAGGACTAATGGAATTACTTTTAAAAGCCGACATGCAGACTTACACACCGTTTGCGGCTGCAACTCCTGATGCATTCTTTAACCCAACGAGACAGCAGTTAGTTGACTCTATCGGTGGGCTTATATCCGATGAAGCACTTACCGCAATACTAGCCTTTACACGCGACGACGTAACAGATGAAGCAACGGCCTTATATAAGTTTTGGTTAGCGTATGTATTACCTTACTCAGTGCTTAGTGTATTTGTAGAAATGTCAGCAACTCACGGCTACACTTTTTCTACCAACGGGATTATTCAATTCGCAGACCGAGACAACACGAGCGCAGGAGTAGACGAGAAAAGTAGAGGTATGTTTATTCGCCAATACACTACACAGCGGGAACGATATAAAACACTAATGCAACGGGCATTTAATGACGTTAGCGGGGTCTTTGACTCTACGACCTACACAATTAACACCGAGAAATACAACACCGTTAAACCCGCTCCAGTGTTTACAGCAATAGGAAGGGTGAACACGGAAAGAGATTTAAGTTCTAAGTTTAGATTATAACAAAGCAAATAATAATATCATGGCAATAACGCAAAGAATAGGATTTTCTACAGACGGCTCAGAAGACTTTACATCAGGAACAGAAGTAGGGCAATGGTACGCAATTAAAGCGGCTCAGAATGCAGCAGCAACCGCTACCGTAATAATGACCTTTCCATCTGGATCAAGCCGATCAATTACGCTAGGGCCTGGAGAAGTGGAGTATGGAAAGATAACATCCATCGCAGTAACCGACGGAACTATTAGAGCCTACATCGAGATTAACGTAGCTGTTTAATGTTAGGGCTAGGCTTAGGCTTACAGTATAGGAATCGTTTAGGCTCCTCGTTTTTTGGACTGTTCGGACAAGCGGCGGCGGGTTGGTCCTTGCAATCCTTGGACGGCTCAGATAGTCGGGCTGTAAGAGTGCGTAGAACCTCAGACGATGCCGAGGCTGATTTTAAACCTAGCGAGATTAAAAGCGGAGCATTAGCTACTTGGGTAGGCGCTGGCAATGATGGAGCAGTTAAAACAATCTACGGCCAAGGGTCGGGACTTGATAATGCAACACAGACAACCGCAACAAGTCAACCACTAATAGTAGAGTCAGGGGCTTTAATTACAGAAGGAGGTGAGCCTGCTATGAAATTTGACGGCACAGACGATCACTTTATAGTATGGAACAACACCACCGCCCCCTCTTTATTCCAAGATATGGCAGATGAAATTTCGCTTTTTTCGGTAGAGAAAGCAACTGTAATCGCTGGAGCTCCTAGCGCTTGGAGTAACGCCAATACAATTATAGAACTACGCCAAAACTCTGGCAGTAGTGGAACAAAAGTTTCCTTTAGCGTTGGATACAGTGATGATAAATTTGGCTTTGGCGTTACCGATGATTTAAACACAAGCCAAGAAATAAAATATTCTTCGAGTATTTCTGTGGCTCAAAGATTATCCTCTTCAATAGTTAACGGAGATGATTTAGACGTAAGCTTAAACGGCTCAAGTGCCATAGACGCCACGTTTACAGTAGCAACAGGGGACAGAAGCGTAGGCAGCGGAAATAGTTCTATGACTATTGGCGTGCGCTCTCGTAATGGGGGGCAAGCAAATAACGCTTTTTACACTGGAAAGCTTCAAGAGATAACAATTTATAAGGCAGATAAATCTAGCGATAGGGCTGCAATGAACGCGAATATAAACGATCGTTACGGAGATATTTACTAATGAAGCACTACATTTTTAACACCGAACAAGCGGCACTAGATTACGATAAGGCCGTATGCGATAAGCACAACTTTAGCGCAGGAACAAATTTCGCGAACCCGCGCAAGCATCCGACCAAAAAGAAGTGGGCAATTTCCGCGAGTCCAAGGGTGGAACTTGAAAACAAGGAGCCAATAGAATTAACGAAAGACTGGTTTAAAGATTTGATATGATACAAACTGCTTCGCTTATTGCTTTATTTTCGTTTCTCTTTGCCGCGTTCCGAGAACTATCAGAACACTCCACCGAGGGTAAGTTTACAAACTGGCCTGATTGGTGGAACGCCTCCGAGAGTTGGACGAATAAACATAGCTGGGGGCCTGATTGGTTGCCTCGTTGGGTGTTTGGTTCTGCTTTAGTTTGGTTAACAGATGCGGAACACTTCTTCCAATTACTAAGCACGTTTAGCATATTGGCAATGATCTTTATATTAGGCGGTTGGGAGTTGGCTTTAGTTGCCTACCTTGCACAAGCCCTTGCGGGTTTGCTTAAATCCTTTACCAATATCAGATGAAATTAACAAACAACTTTAGCCTACACGAGTTCTTAGACTCTCGCTTTTTTAACAAGGTAGAACAGAAACGAGTTTACGATAGCTACGAGGTAAATAAGTTCCAATTAGAACCGAACTTAATTGTATTGGTCGATAACCTACAAGTGCTTAGAGATCATTTAAACGCTCGTATATCTATAAACATTAGCTACCGCCCTAAGTGGTACGAACTAAGCAGAGGGCGCAGCGGGAACAGCCAGCACGTAGAATTAAAAGCCGCTGATATTGTGGTTGATGGTTGGGAGGCTCAAGACGTTGCCAAGGAAATAGAGCAGCTTATAGAAGAAGGTAAGATGATCGAGGGCGGCGTAGGCTATTATCATTCATTCACTCACGTAGATGTAAGAGGGATTAAAGCACGTTGGAACGGATGAAAGAGCATATTGATACAATAAAGCTTTGGTTGTTGAATGTAGCTGGCGGACTATTAACGCTAACCGAGGCGCTAGGAACAATTGCTAGTGCAATCGGAGCAATAGCGGCAGCGGTTTACACAATCTACAAGCTGGTGATATTGCACAGAGACAACAAAAAGAAAACAAAATGAATTGGATTAGCTGGCTAGTTGGGAAAAGTGATAAGGGTATAGTCGATCAGGTTGCTGATGGGATAGATAAATTTGTTTATAGCGGTGAAGAAAAGGCAGAGAATCAAGCGAAATGGGAAAGCGAAGTAACAAAGAGATGGCAAGCGGATAGCGAAGCACCTATTACAAGGCTAACAAGGCCCTTCTTAGTTATATTCACAACGATAGTTATATTTGTGTTCGGTGCTTTAGATGCAAGCTTAGAGGGTTTCTCTATAAGTCAACAATATTTAGACCTCTTCACGATTACTTGGACTGTAATGATTACGGCTTATTTTGGTGGTCGGTCATTTGAAAAGGGAATTGTAAGAAAAAAATAGTATATTAGCCATTCAACACCGGGATTATTTAGTAGTGTTTTTCATAGTGCATGTTTAATTTGGTTGGAAGCCTCGGAGAAGTTCGGGGCTTTTTTTTGTTTGTATAT